GCTCGGTGCGCACGGCACACGCCAGCGTGCACTCACCCACGCAGTCGGCCAGGATGGTCAGACCGGTCAGCACGGCGGGCGAAGTCTGGCGGAAGGGGCCGAACACGGCGGCAAAGTCGGTGTTTTTGCGGTCGGTACCGGTCTTCCACAGCGCCGTCTCTTCCGCCAGATACCGTGCCCCGTCGTGGTAGGCAAACTGCACGGCTTTCCGGCTGTCCACGGGCAAAAAGGCGGCCTGTTCGATGTCGTAGATGATGGTCTCGGGCTGACCGTCTCGCAGGCCGGACAGCCACAGTTTGTGACCGTCCTCGCCCATGCACATGTCGGTGTATCCGGTATCGCCCAGGGGTGCGCTCAGGCGGTCGGGAATGCCGCCGCCGTAGGCCATCAGGCCATCGCGTGCCCACCAGTAAACGGTCTCGCCGACGTTGCGGATGGCGCGTTCGCACCCGGCCTGCACGCCCGGAATGCTGCTGACCTGCACCTGAAAATTGGACGGCTTTGCGCCGTAGATCTTGTGCACGCAGTTTTCCTTGAAGCACAGCACGTGACTGGACGCGGCGGCAATGCCGGTGAACGCGCCGTCGGTGCCGACCTCGGCCTCAAACGCATCGGTCGCCAGACCCTCGTACACCATCCAGTTGAGCGGGTCACCGAGCACCGAGCAGCACACGGCATTGTCATGTACGCCCCACAGGCGGTTGTCCTTTTCGCAGACAAAGGCGAGGTCGGGCACCTTTCGGGTGACGATAATCGCGCTCTCAGTGCCCGCGGTAAAGCATCCCTCGGAGAAAATCAGGGTATTGCCGTCAATCTCGCGTACGACGGCGGTCTTGTTGTTTTGGGGCAGACGGGTGCACTTTTCGATGGTCACGCCATCCCCGACCGCAAATCCCCTGACCGTGGACAGTTCGATGGAATTGTCGGTGAAGGTTGCACCGCCGACCACGCGCGCTTCCATGTTCTGCAAGCCGCCGCTCTCGCCGAGGGTCAGGTACTGCTTTTCGGGGAACAGGAACAGGCGCTTGCCCAGCACGACCATCTGGTGCTTTTCGTCGCGCACACCGCCCTTGTTGACGCCGTCGACGTACAGATTGCCGCCGCTCGTCCAGATGAGGCAGCCGCAGGCTGAAAGCAGGTCGGTGCACGCGGTCAGATCCTGAACCTTCTCGTCGGTCGGACACACGCGCAGGGCAGGCAGCGCGTCTGTGGACAGGTGCAGGCCGTCGCGCACCGCACCGGCAGCGGCGCGGTCACGGCGGTCGAGACCGGAAAAGCTGTCCGTGCGGGTACGAGCGGGAGACGTGCCCGAAAGGTAGGGGTAATCAGCCATAGGCGACCACCTCCGCGCCGCGCGGGGGCAGGTTTTCGCGTCGATGTGCCCGTGCCCAAGTCTCGTACAGGCCGTTATAGAGCGCAAGTTCCGCGTTGTAGCGGTCGTATACGCCATCCATCTGCGCAAGCAGGGCGGCGGCGAAATGGACGTAAGCCATGTCGTAGGGCGCGGGGATGGACAGCTCACCGCCCGGTGCTTCGGTCAGCGGGGGCTGACCGAGCACCTCAGCGCGGGCGATATTTTCGGCTTGCAGGACGAGCGGGAGCGCCTCGTCGTCGCCGTGGGCGGTGGGCCAGCGGCGGGCGAGCTGCTCGAGTGCCTGCTGCATGGTCATCTGACCGCCTCCCCTCGCTCGTGCGCCCGGCGCATCATGGATTCGGCGAGCTTGTCCTGCTCAGCCGAGTCGGCCAGCGCACGGGCAAACATCGGACGCACCTTGACCGGCACGCCGCGCTTAATGAGGCAGCTCTCGCCGTTGACGCAGACGAACACGTCGTCCTGATAGCGGTCGCCGTCAGCAAACAGGGTGATCTCAACGAGCTCTTCTTCCTTCTGGTTGGCTTTGTTCATGGGTCAGTCTCCTCCCTTTCGTGTGTTGCTTGATTTTGCAGGATTTTATAAAACTTCCTGCAAACTGTTATTCAGTATCTGGATAAATATTCTGAAATCACTCGCCGGTAAATGTGGACGTGGTCTCGATGCGCACCATGTACGCCTCCTGTAAACGGACAGCGGCCTTGGTCGCCTTCCAAGCGACCGACGCGCGCTGATCGAGCGGATCGGACGCGCCGCCCGAGCCCAGCTGCTTGACGATGAGCGTCAAACCGCCGCCCTCGATCTCGGTGGTGCCGTAGGCGTTGTCGCCCAGAATCAGGGTGGCGTACACGTCGCGGCCTTCGGAGCCCGCACCCTCGAAGACCTTGGCCTCGGAGGTCTCGACAAAGCGGACGTTCTCGATCTTGCCGATCTCTCCCTCGTAGATGCCCTCGGGGTCGGAATAGGACTTGACGTTGACCCACTTGGGGTCACTCATCAGGTCGTAGGCGACATCGGGGTGGATGATGCCGATGAAGCTGTCACCGATCGGCTCGGCATCCTGCTTTTTGAGCGTGCGCACGGCGCGGCGGACGGCATCAACGGTCAGATAGTGGTTGCCCTCGGCCTTGCCGCCGACCAGCTGGCTTCTCTGGGTGACCTGACCCTCGGCGTACTGGACATTGGTACCGCCAGCCAGCACCTCGCGGGTGATGGCGTCCAGGGTCTTGCCGGCCTGTGCGCCCAGCTGCTTGGCCGCAATGACCAGATTGTTGTCGATGGCGGTCAAAACGACCATATCGGACAACTCAACATAGCCGCCGTACTGCTGTACGGGAGCCTCGACGGTGGAGATGGTCAGCTGCTGGCTTTCCGGGGTCACGCCCTCGGTCAGCGGCGTGGTGGACACGGGCAGCGGGCTGACCTTGCGGAACTCGATGGTCTTACCGCGGCCTGCCGGGATGGGACGCTTCTGACCGAACTGATCGTGCACGAGCTTAGGGCTAGAGCAGTCGATCAGATAGTCGTCGTAGTAGGTCTTGATCTCGTCCGGCATGGTCTCGGTGGTGTTGATGGCGAACAGCTGATAATCAAACTTAAAGGACATAGATGTTTCTCCTTTCGTGTGGAAAATGAATGTTTTTACAGCGTGATGCGCTCACCGCGCAGGGCACGGCGTGCGATTTCGGCGCGGGATTTGGGGTCGGACGCGCCGTAGTGCATGGGCAGACCGGCCTGCGGGGCGGCTCCGCTCTCGCGAGGACGGCGGGACAGCGCCGCCATGCGGACGGCGGTGCGCACGGCGGCTTCGCGTGCAATGTCGGCCTGGATGTCGTCGAGGTGGACGGCTTCATAGGCGCGGCATACGGTCATGGGACGCTTGGGGTCGGTGAGCAGACGGACGAAGTCGGGGTTTTGCAGCTCCCGCTCGAGCGACATGGCGGGATAACGCCGCTTGGCCTCGGCTTCCTGCGCCTGCCAGACCTTGTACTGCGCACGCACGAGCGCATCGTGCACGGTCTGGCGCACACGCTCATCGGGCTGCTCGCCCGGACGAACCGGGTCGACACCCTGACGCATGGAGTCAGCACCCGGACGCATGCCCTCGCCTGTCGGACGGTCACCCGCTGCCAGACGCACGGGCAGCGCGGGCTTTCCCGTTTCATCGGACACGCCCTGCTGCTTGGCACGCGCCTGCCGCAGCGCGCGGCGCACGGCGATGGCGACTTCGCGGTTGAATTCCGGTCGGAATTCGCCCTGAATGAGGGCGCGGAAGCGGCGCTCGCGGGACGGGTCGGATTTTACGGACTGTTTCAAACGGATTCCTCCTCTCGATCGGCACAGAAATACCCTTCGGTGCGCATCTGGATGTAATTTGGATAGGTGTTCTGCAGCTGCGCCAGACCGATGACGGCGGCGTAGAACAGTACGTCGGTCGCGCCGCTGGCGGCACAGGTGATGCGCGCGTCACCGGGCTGGAGCTTGGCGTGGAAGCCGCGGCAGTCGAAGGCAGCGAGGGCACTGGCCAGGGTATTGACCAGTGTGCTGACGGCGGCGCAGACGATGTCCTGTCCCTTGTTTGCGTAGCCGGCGTGACCGGCGACATGCAGGGCGCAGCGGTCGTCCCGCCTGCCCGCGAAAATCATAATCATGGTGTTTCACCCTCCCCTGCCCGACTTGCGGACGTGCCTGTTTTTGGAATGAGCTGCTGGGCGACCGTGAGCGGAGCGCCCTGTTTGGTACTCGATGCCGTGCCCTGTGGATTGACCGCTGATTGCTGGACACCGGCCTGGGCGGCGATACGCTTTTTGACGGTCTCGATGCCGTCAAAGTCCATCATTTCGAGCGCAATGAGCGCCTGACCGGCCAGATCGGGACGGAAAAAGCCCAGCCGATAGAGTTCCTTGGCCTGTTCGTTGCGGCTCATCTGGGTAAACGGACTCGCCTTCTGGGCGCGCACCTGAATGTCGAAGGCGACGTGGCGATCGCGCCGCGCCAGACCGCCCAGGGTCATGAATACGGGCTTGCCGTCCTCGCCGGTGATGCGCACGGCGCGGCTGTCGTCATAAAACTGACGGATGAGCTCGATGACCAGCGTGCACACCTGAGTGAACGCGCGGTAGCTGCCCTTGATGAGGTCGCGGCTAAGCTTGCTGCCTGCCTCCTGCAAAGCAGCGATGGCCGCGGCTGCGGTGACACCGGAATTCGTGCCGCCCTGGGCAAAATCGCGGTTGCCACTGGTCTCCTTGAGCTCAGCGACCTTGTTTTGCAGGTGATTTGAGATGAACGCAGGCAGGGGTTCGACCTCGATCTGCCGGAGATCATCCGGGTCGAGCCTGCCGGTGACGTGGACGAAATCGCGGGTAAAGTCGGCAAATTCCTGCTCGTTGACGCCGCACGCATCGCGATAGAACCAGCGCGGCCGACCGGCCAGACGGGCGTTGTTCAAGATGATCGCGTCCAGCTGGTCGATGTACCCCTGCGTGCCCTTCATCAGGTCGACATAGCCGAACCCGGCGGGGCTGTCCTCGAGGGGAAAGAGCACGTCTAGCACAAAGGGATACTGTCCGTGATCGTAAAGCCCCTGACTCATAAACATTTGTTCGTTTTCTGAGGCGTAAAGCACAGTCGAACCGACGAACTTACAGAAATGCACGATGGTTTTGCCGTTCGGCAGACGTTTTTTGTAGTACCAGTCCACGACCTGCGACTTGCCCGAGCGGTCGAGCACATCCTCGGGAATGCGCTGGTTTACGCTGTCCACGGGCGCACGCAGCTTGCCGCGCAACGCCGGATAGGCCGCGTCGAGCAGATCGTTGTCGCACTGGGTGACCAGAAACAGATTGCGGCTGTCCTGAATGTCGCGCACGCCGGGTTCCCAGAAAAGGTTTAAAAGATCGACCGCCGTGACCCGTACGTCACCCCGTCCGTCCTCGGCTTCAGGGTCCCAGAAGACACCGTAACACGCCGTGCCGTGACGGAGCTTTGGGTAAGCATTGCGCGAGTATAGCCCCTCGAAGTCCGACCGTTCGAGAATGACCGGTAAAATGCGGGACAGCGTTTTTGCATCCTGCATATCTGACGGCTCACGGGGTAAGACATCGGGCGCAGGGTAGTTGTCCATCATGTCGCCGTGCTTGCCGAGTAAACTGTTGAGCAGCCAGCCGGATGCCGGGGCAGGCTCACCCGAGCGGACAGCGGCACCGTGACGTAAGCGATACCATCGCTCATCTTCGAGAATGCGGCGGTCGAGCGATTGCTTGCCGCGCCGGTAGGCCTCGAGCAGATCGGCTGCGCGTTGGACTTCAGCCTTGCCGATTACGTGTTTTTTGGATTGCACGAAAGAAAGAACCTCCTTTTGAAAAAAGAATCACCGCACCCCTAATTGAAGCTTTCGCTCAAGCCTTTCTC